CAAACTTCCAGTTCGCGACGCCGCGCGCGGTGCAGGACGTCACCGGCATTGACAAGTCCGCGAACGAGCGGCTGCTGCTGCTCGCCGACTTCTCGATCACCATGAACGGCGTCTTCAACCCGGACAGCAACAAGTCGCACGACGTGTTCAAGACGATCACGTCTACGTCGGTCAACCGGCTGGTGACGATGACGATCGCATCGAAGACGCTGGCGCCGACGGTGGTCCTGACCGACTACCCGATCACCCGTGCCACGGGCGGTGCGCTGACCTGGGCTGTGCCCGGCGCGCTCGCCAACGGCGCGGTCCCGACGTGGTCGTGAGGGGCTGATATGGGATTCAAGCCTCCGCGGAGCAAGTACCGCCTCGACTTCGAAGGTACCGACCTGGACGGCCTGGAAGTGGTGATGCTCGGCGGCAAGCTCGGCGACGCATTCACGACGATCAGTCAGGTGTCAGGCGTCGACGTGACTGTGCCGACGATCGCGAACGCCGAGGTGGCGCTGTCGCAGTACGAGGAGATGGCCGCGCACATCATCTCGTGGAACCTCACGGACGACGACGAGAACCCGGTGGAGCCGAACCTGGAGGGTCTGAAAACCCTTGAGGTTCGCTACGTCAACATGATCGCGTCCGCGTGGCAGAAGGCGCAGGTCGGCGTCCCCGGCCCTTTGCCGAGCAGCTCGAACACTATGCCCGACACGGCTTTGTCCTCGATTCGAATGGAGACGCTGCCGGCGAGCCTGGCGAGCTGACAGAGGCCAGACAGCTGCTGGGGATGTTGCGGGAGTTCCCCGGCTACACCCTGTCGGGTCTGCTCAACGAGGACCCGCTACTGCTTCGGCTGATGAAGATCGAAGCAATGGGCAAGCGCCCGGAGCCTGACGCGCCAGAAGGGAGGTGACACATGGCGAATGAGATCGAAATCCTGGTCAAGGTCAAGGACCAGGCCTCGGCGGAGCTTGCGGCGATCGCAGCGAAGGCGAAGGCCTCGGCAGGCAGTGCCGGCGGCGAAAGCATCAAGGTACCAGTCGAGACTGACACCTCTAACTTCGACGAAGGCATGCGGCGCATCGGCACGGAAGCTGAGGGCGGCGCCCGCGACGCCGAACGAGCCCTGGGTGAGATCGGCCCGGCCGCCGAGGAAGCGGGCCGAGGCCTAGAGAACGCGGGGAACGCCGCCGACGATGCGGGGAAGAAGGCCGCGTCCTCCAGCGGCGGCTTCGACCTGGCGAAGCTGAAGATGGCCGGCCTGATCACGAGTGCTCTTGCACTGGCTCCAGCGCTGGCCGCGATTCCTGCGGTGACAGCCGCGGTGGTGGTTGGCGCGGGTGCGATGACGCTCGGTTTCGGCGGTGTCATCTCGGCGCTGAAGGACTACGGGCAGCAGTCGGCATCGGCGGGTCAGTCTGGCGCGCAGTCGGCACAGACCGCGTTCTCCAACGCGATCGCGATCCGCAACGCCGAGCAGGCGATCACGGATGCCAAGAAGCAGGCCGCGCAGGCCGCGCAGCAGTCCGCGGACCAGATCTACTCGGCGCAGGAGCGGGTGGCGTCTTCCGCCTACAGCCTTCAGCAGGCGCAGCAGACCTTGACCGACTCCGAGAAGTCGCTGACGGATGCGCAGAAGGCGCTGACGCAGGCGCAGTTGGATGCCGCGAACCAGCAGAAGGACCTGAACAACGCGGCAGCCGACGCAACTATTGGCGTGCAGCAGGCCGAGCTGAACCTGACCCAGGCCCGCGAGAAGCTGACGCAGGTCAACGGCACCGCCGCATCAAGCGACGACCAGCGACGGCAGGCACAGATTGATCTGCTGTCGGCGCAGCAGGCCCTGACGGATGCCCAGCAGCGGCAGGTTGAGGCGCAGCAGAAGGCCGACGACGCGAACAAGTCCGGCGTGAGCGGCATGCAGGGCGTGGTGTCGGCGCAGAACGCGGTGGCAAAGGCGAGCGAGGGTGTCGCCTCGGCGCAGCACGGGGTGGCGGATGCGGCACTGGCGCAGAAGGACGCCCAGACGGCTCTTGCGCGCGCGGTGCAGGCCTCCGCGCGGCAGCAGGCCGACTCGGCCGAGGCGATCCAGAAAGCCGTGCAGAACCTGTCGGACACGCAGAAGGAGCAGGCGCTGGCCGCTGCTGCTTCTGCGGCGTCGGGTAGCGCGGCGGTCAACAAGTTCGCGCAGGACATGCAGAACTTGACCCCGGCCGGACGTGCGTTCGTCAACCAGATCTTGAGCATGAAGGGCGCCTTCGACCAACTGAAGGCCACCGCACAGACTTCGCTGCTGCCGGGGTTCATGCCGTTGCTGGCTGGCATCAGCGATTCGATGCCGGGGATCAACAGCGCGATCGGGCAGATGGGTCACTTGATCGGCGGGGTGGCGACCCAGTTCGGTCAGCTGCTTCAGAACCCTGCCTTCCGCGGCGAGCTCGGGAAGATCTTCGATGACGGGCTGAAGGCTGCGCAGACCTTCGCCGGTGGAGTTCTGCCGCTGATATCTGGCGTAACCGATGCCGTCTCAAAGGCTGGCCCGATCGTACAGGGGCTGGCTGACGGCTTCCGGCAGGTCATGGCCACGGGTATCCCGCAGTTCTTCCAGAACCTCGTGGGCACAGGCCAGGGTGCTGGCCTGTTGTTTAGTCAGCTTCTGGGGGCGGTGTCCGATCTGTTGGGGCCGCTCGGGACGCTCGCAGGCACGATTGCGTCGTCGCTCGGGCCGGTCATGCAGGCGCTGCGGCCGGTGATCGCCCAGCTGGCGAATGTCCTGGTTCAGGCGCTTGTGCCGGTCATCAGGGATCTATCTCCTTGGCTGGTGCTCGCCGCGCACCTGATCGGGGCGCTGATGCCGGCAATCGGGCCGGTCTTGGTCATCGTGTCCAAGTTGGCCGATGTCTTGCTGACTACGTTGCTGCCAGCGGTGCAGCCGTTGATACCTGTGATTCAGCAGGCGGCCACCATGATCGGTACCGCCCTATTGAACGCCTTTATACAGCTGATGCCTTCTATAACGCAGATGGTGAAGATCTTTGCGCAGCTCCTGCCGCTCATCGCCCCGATGATCCCACCGCTGGCGCAGCTCATCGCAGCCTTCATTCAGATGGCCGAGCCGATCGCAAAGGTTGAGCTCGCGATGGTCGCGCTCCAGACCCTGGCGATGATTCCGCTGACGAAGGCTGTTAGCTGGCTTGCTCAAACCGTGCTTCCGTGGCTGACCGACGCCGTAAACAAGGTCACTGTCCCGCTGGCCAAGATGGGCGATGCAGCGCAAGTCGGCGTCACCTGGGTCCAGAACCACATGAACGACATGATCGCGTGGGTCAAGGGGCTGCCGGGGCGGCTGGCCTCGGCCGGCGCGGGCATGTGGGACTGGGTTAGGAGGGAATTCCTGGTCGCCCTCAACGGTATCGCCGGGGCCTGGAACTCCCTGCGCTTCTCCACGCCAAGCTTCCACATCCCCATCCCGTTTACCGACGGCATCAACGTCAGCTCGGTCACCGTCGGCGTGCCGCCCATCGGGCCGTTCAAGGCAATGGGTGGCCCTCTCGGCGCGGGTGGCCTGGCCGCCATCATCGGCGAGCGGGGCGTGGAGGCGATGCGGCTGCCGGACGGCACCCAGATCATGCCCCACGCCAACACCCAGTCGATGCTCGCCCAGGGCGGCGCAGGCGCCCAGTCGGTGCGCGTGGAACTGGACTGGGCGCCCGGCAGCGGCCACGGGGACGAGCTTTTGACGTGGCTGCGCAAGAACATCCGGATCCGATACGGCAACAGCCCCAACAGCGTCCAGCAGGCGCTTGGGCAGAATTTCTAAGGAGCGGCGATGCCCATATACACCGCCTACAACGCTGCGATGGCGACGACCGCCGCAACAGTGAAGGTCACCACCGGCACCAGCATCAAAACCATGCTCCAGATTGCCACACCTTCGACGCGTCAGCTTCAGATCTTGTCGTGGGGCTATTCGATCGACGCCGCGCCGGCCACCACTGGCACGGGCATCGTGGAGCTGATTCAGACGGACGTGGCTGCCACGGTAGCCGCGCACGTGGCCGCTGGCGTGCAGCCGGCCGACCCGAACGGCACGGCGTCGCTGATGACGCTGGGAACGTCGGCGACCGGCTATACCGCCACCGCCGAGGGAACCATCACGGCAACGCGGCTGTTCGACGCCCAGACGGTCCTCGGCGTGTCGAACGGCGCGCAGGGAAACGAGTACCTGCGCGACTGGATGCCGGACGAGCGTCCGCTGGTTGCGGCCTCGAAATTCCTGCGGGTCCGGGTGACGTTCTCGGCGGCCGTGAACATGCTGTGCTGGGTGACCTGGGCCGAGTAGATGGCGACTACGGCGGCGAGGGTCCAGGGCTGGGGGCGCGCAAAGTGGAAGCGTGGCCTCGGTCTTGCCACGCCTCCGGGTGGCACCAGCCTCATTGACGGCGGCGACGGCGGCCCGATCGGTCTCATGGTCGAGATCTTCGTCAACTCGGCGTGGACCGACATCTCAAGCTACGTGTATTACCGGAACAACGTCGGCGTCACCATCATCCGTGGCCGCTCTGACGAGACCAGCCAGGTCCAGCCACAGACCGCAAGCATGGTCCTGAACAACCGGGACGGCCGGTTCTCTCCGCGCAATCCGCTCGGCCCGTGGTACGGGCAGCTCACCCGAAACACGCCGCTGCGGGTCTCGCGCCTGAACAACGAGATCCGCCGTTACCGCTTCCACGGTGAGGTCCCGACGTGGCCGACGACCTCGGACATCTCCGGCCGGGACATCACGGTCACAATTCAGGCGTCGGGGATGCTGCGGCGTTTGCGGCAGGGCACGCAGCCGCTGCGGTCGCCGATGGTCCGCGCCTACACGATCGCCGCCACGTCGTCGCAGTTCACGTCCTCCACGCTGACGGCGCCTGCTGCGTACTGGCCCTGCGAGGACGCGCAGTCCGCCACGCAGATCGCCTCGGGACTTTCCGGCGGCTCGCCGATGACGTTGACGGCGCTGCCGACCTTCGCCAACGACTCGACGAGCTTCCAGGGGTCGGCGCCGCTGCCTACGCTGGCAGGCTCTGTCTGGAGTGGATCGATCCCGGCAGTGTCCTCCACGACCGCCAACAACCTGGAGTTCCTGCTGTCGATCCCTGCGGCCGGGGATCAGGACGGTGCGGTAGTCGCGCGTTTGGTGACCGCGGGAACGGTGGTCCGGCTGGATGTGGTGTACAACACGGCATCCGGCGGGTCGCTCACCATGTCCGCATACAGCGCGAGCGGTGCCGTGTTGTATTCGGCAGTTCAGCAGACGGCGGTGAACGGGGTTCCGCTCTGTGTGCAACTTTCGATCGCACCGGACGTCACGCCCGGCACCTTGGATCTTTCCTTCAACGTCACCTTCTTAAATGGCAGCGGCAGCGGTTTCACCACGACTTTCTCCGGAACGCTCGGCGCTGCCAACACTGTCTCCATCAACGCCAACGGCAGGCTCCTCGCAACCACTATTGGCCACGTTGCATACCAGGCGGCACCCGATCCGCTGTTCCTGACTGCGCTTGCCGTGGTCAACCCCGCAAACGCGTGGTTGGGCGAGTCGCCGGTCATTCGGTTCAGCCGGCTGTGCGGCGAGCAGAACGTTCAGGCGGTTACAAAGTTCGTGGCCGGCGGCATTGACCCCGGCGACGAGACGGCCATGGGCTACCAGGGCGTTGACACATTCGGGAACTTGTTGCAGCAGTGCCCGGACACGCTGTTCACACCCTTGTGGGAGGCCCGTGACCAGCTGGCGCTGCTTTTCCGCAGCAAGGGCACCATGTACAACCAGGCCGCAGTGCTCACGCTGGACATGTCCCAGCACCAACTGTCCGGGCCGCTGGTGCCGGTCGACGACGACACCTCCACCCGGAACGACATCACGGTCTCCCGCCAAAACGGCTCCAGCTACCAGCTGGTACAGGCCACCGGAGGCATGTCGATCCAGCAGCCGCCGAACGGGGTCGGCGACTACTCGACCAACTACGACATCAGCCTTAGCGCCGACTCGCTCCTGCCGGACCAGGCTGGGTGGCGTCTGCGGTTCGGCACCGTGGACGAGCCGCGCTATCCGCAGATCCCGATCAATCTGAGGTACTCAGCTTTCACGTCCAGCGTGGACCTGATGAACGCTGCGCTCGCGATTGACATCGGTGACCGGCTCGACATCATCAACCCGCCGAGTCCGCAGTACCCGCCGGACGCCATCAGCCAAATCGTGCAGGGCTACACCGAGACGTTCGGGATCTTCGAGCACGGCATCGTGTTCAACTGCACGCCGCAGTCGCCATGGCGCGTCGGGATCACCGACGACACGGTACTCGGGCACGCCGACACTGACGGATCGACGCTGGCCGGGGCGTACCCGCTCGGCACCGAGGTGTCGCTGAAGGTGGCGACCACCAATGCGGCCAGCCCGCTGTGGTCGACGACGGCTGGCGACTACCCGGTGGATATTGCCGTCGGCGGCGAGCGCATGACCGTAACCGGCGTCACCGGCGCGGCCAGTCCGCAGACCTTCACGGTGACCAGGTCGGTCAACGGCGTGGTCAAGGGACAGACCTTAGGAACCGACGTCCGGCTTTGGCAGCCGGCATACCCGAGCGTGTAGGAGACCCCGTTGACAGCCCGCACCATACCCACACTGCCGACGTGGCTCGCCGGCATGCGGATCACCGGCGCGAACCTGGCGCTCATGGTGTCCTACGCGCAGCTCTGGGCGAACCCGCCAGAGTTCCGCATGCACCAGTCACTGACTCAATCGGTGTCGAACACCACGTGGACGCAGATCACCTGCGACACGTCCGACTACGACTCCGACACCGGGCGCTCCGGCAGCACCCCGTTCGCGTACACGATCCCGGCTGGTATGACCGGCCGGTGGTCGTTCGGCTGGGTCCTGCCGTGGGCGTCGAACGGCACCGGGGCCAGGGCGGCGAACCTGTACCGCAACGGCACCGCGACCAGCACTTACCCGATCACCCCGGCGGCCGGATCGACTGCTACGTGCACGGGCTGGTCGGACCGCATCCTGTGCAACGCGGGCGACGTGATGTCGCTGTTCGGCTGGCAGTCCTCCGGCGGGTCGCTGGGTACGTTCATCGCCGCTGACTCTGTGGCTGTGCTGTGGGGCAAGCTCGACTCGTTGGCGACGCCGTGAAGGCCCGGGATGTGCGCTGGCGCGCTGTGGTCGCGGTTGCCGTACTGGTCCTGGCCGGGCTCGGGGCGGGTCCGTCGGCCGCGGTCGGGACGGGCTGGACGGCCTCGGCGGGCGTGGCCGAGTCCTACGCGCCGACATCGGGCGGCTGGGGCGGGACGGGCGGTCAGACGCTGCGGATGCCGGTGCGGACGTCGCTGGGCGGCAGCCAGCTGCGTGTGCGCCTGACGAACCGGTACGCGGCTTCGGCGACCGCAATCGGGCACGTGACGATCGGGTTGCAGCAGGGCGGCGCGAACACAATCGGAGCGCCGGCCACGGTGACGTTCGGCGGGTCGCAGTCGTTGACGATGGCTGCAGGTGCGTCGGCGGTGTCGGATCCGGTGGCGCTGTCCGTGGCGGCGAACTCGCGGTTGCTGCTGAGCGTTTACATCCCGCCGGGCGCGAACGCCTTGCCGCCGCGACACGATCTCGCGGTCGCGACCGGCTACAACTACAACGGCGGCGACGCTTCGGGCGCCACGGTGTTCCCGGTCGGCAACACCTTCAGCTTCATCAGCATGTTCGACGGCCTCGACGTCTCGGCGGCTGCGCCGTCCACAGTCGTCGTGATGGGCGACTCGATCAGCGACGGTCTGAACCTGGCGCCGGACACCGACACACGCTGGCCCGACCGGCTGGCGGCCCGGGTCGCGCCGCTGGGCCTGGCGGTGGTCAACGAGGGCGTCAGCGGTGACGAGGTCACGGTCGACCAGGCGACCGCGCCGAGCATCCAGACTCGGTGGTCGACGGACGGTCTGGGACCGGCCGGGGTCCGCACCATCATTGAGCAGGGCGGCATCAACGACATCAGGACCGGGGTCCCGGTGACTGTGTTGGAGGCGGCGCAGCAGCAGCTGATTGCCTCGGCGCACACCGCGGGTGTCAGGGTGCTGTTGACGACGCTGACGCCGATGGCCGGGTCGTCCGGGGACAACGCGACCGAGGAGAGCGCGCGCTCGGCATACAACGCGTGGGCGGAGTCAGGGGCGTCCGGCGCCGACGGCGTCGTCGACCTCGACGCCGCTTTGCGCGACCCCGCGAACCCCGCCGCGATGCTCGCGGCCTACAACAGCGGCGACAACCTGCATCCGAACGCGGCCGGCGACGAGGTCGTGGCCGACGACATCGACGTCAGCAAGCTGTAGGACACTACACTCGTAGTGGTCGAACTGGAGTTCGAGGAGACTCATGAGCGGGATATCAGATGCACCCGGGTGTCATCGCTGTGGCGAGCAGCCACTGTTCCAGTGGTCGCGGTTGGCCACCGAGCAGGAGGCTGCCGCGCAGCGCGCCGAGATCACGACGCTTCAGGGTCGCGAGCTGACCGAGGTCGAGATCGCCACGCGGTACGGCCCTCTGCGCGTCGCGGTAACCGGATGCGCCGATCATCACCTTGGTGACGAGTCGGATGCCGAGTCCGGGCTGGAGCGGCGTGCGCTGCTGCACGCGGCTGACTGCGGCGGCCACGGCACATGCGGCTGCGCGGACGAGTGAGAGGGAGGCGCCTCCATGTGGACCGTGTTCTACCGGGACCTGTGGGGCCCGGTATGGCCAAACCTGGCGGCGTCAATCATCAGCCTGCCGCCCGCGTTCGTCTGGCATCACCGGCGCATGAAGAAGCACGTCACGAGGGCCGTCGAGGAGGCGAAGCAGCAGTGACCGCAGCGCATGACCAGCTGATGACCCTGCACCTGAAGCAGCACGTCGAGGCTCACGAGCCGCGCGAGGATGACCCGCACTACCACCTGTTCGAGCAGGCGAAGGCACGGCTGAAGCGGCAGGGGCTGTGGAAGTGCGTCATCAACGACGACCTCTGCGACGGCGGCCCGGAGCTGCACCATTCGCACGTTGAGTTTTCGGAGATCGGCTCGACCGATCCCGGGAAGGTCTCGCGCGCGCTCGGGCTGCACTTCGAGTCGGACGAGGACTTCCAGGTCTGGGCCGAGTCGCCCGGGAACCTGGAGGTGCTGTGCGCGGCGCACCACCGGACGCGGTACGGCATTCACGTGCTGCCGGAGCCGCTGTGGCAGGCGGTGCGGTTCAAGAAGGCCGGCGCGCAGGCCCCGGCCGAGTTCATGCCGGCGCGAGAGGTCAAGTCGTGACCATTTTCTTTCCGGACATTTCCAGCTACGAGGCTGGCCTGATGATCCAGTCCGGCACCGTCGCCGTCATCGCCAAGGCCACCGAGGGCACGTACTACCGGGACGCGCAGTACGCCAACTTCAAGGCGCAGGCCGCGCACGTTGGCGCCGTCTTCTCCGCCTACCACTTCCTGAAGGCCGGGAACGGCGCCGGCCAGGCCGACTACTGCCACGCGATGGTGGGCTCGACCCCGGTGATGCTGGACGTTGAGACCGAGGGAACCTCCAAGCCGACCGTGGCCGACTGTGCCGACTTCATCAGCCGCATGCGCGCGCTCGGCGGTCGAGTCTGGGGCGCGTACTTCCCGCAGTGGTACTGGCAGCAGGTCGGCGGGAACCTGGCGTCGCTCGGTGTTGCCGTGGTGGCGTCGAACTACACCTCGTACAGCGACACCGGTCCGGGCTGGGCGCCGTATGGCGGCGTCAGCCCGGCGCTGTGGCAGTACACCGACAAGCAGCCCTACGGCGGTCAGACCATGGACTTCAACGCCTACAAGGGCACCGTGCAGCAGCTGGCCGCGCTCATCAACGGCACCACCACACCCACCCCGAGCACTGGAGGACCCGTGCCGAACATCCCCCCGAGCATCGCGCAGGACATCCCCGACGTCGCGAAGGACTTCCCGCCGAACGGCCCGTACAATGACGACACCGCAATCATCTGGGCCGACGCGCGCGCGGCTGCCGCGATGCTGTACGCCAGGCAGGCCCGCGACGCCATTACCGCGTTCGCCGCGAAGCTGTCCGGCCAGTCGGTCGACGTCGGCGCCCTGGCTGCGCAGCTCGGCCCGCTGCTGCATCCGACCACCGACGTGAACGCACTCGTGGCCGCGCTGGCCCCGCACGTGGGCGCGCCGGACCCGGCCGCGTTCGCCGCGGCGCTGGCCCCGCACATCAAGGTGACGTCGGCATGAGCGCCCTCGCGAAACTGCTGAAGTCCCCGCAGCTCGGCCGTGTCGTGCGACTGGTCGTGTTCACGCTGGCCGGCGCCGCGGCGTCGGTCCCGCTGCTGACCGCCTGGGAGGCGCGGTACCCAGCGATCGGCGCCATCGTCGGCCTGCTGGAGGCGCTGTACCGCACCGCGGTCCCGACGCAGCCGGCGCCGAAGGTGACTGCGGTCCTGGCTGATCCGACGACGATTACCAACCCCGCGCCACCTCCGGCAAAGGGCTGACATTGCGCGTCACGCGCGCGGAATCCGGGGTGCGCTGTGACCGATGAGCGGATGTCCGACCGGGAGATCCGAGACCGCTTCGACGCCGTCGACAAGCGGCTGGACCGGATGGTCACCACGGATACCTGGGCCATGGGGAATGACCACCTCAAAGAGAAGATCGCCGAAATCGACAAGGACTGCGACGAGCGCGCAAAGAGCACAGACAGGGCGATCGACGCCAGGTTCAAGCGGATCGAGGACCGCGGACAGAACGCGTGGGTGCGCGTCCTTGGGGTACTCGGGATCGCCGCCACGCTGGTCGCCGCCGTGTGGGCGGCGTACCTGAGCTCAAGGGGAGCCCATTGAGATGGCCACTTTGACCCGCGCGGTCCGGGACCGCCTCTGGCATATTCTGCTGGCGGTGCTGCT